ATCTGTCCAGGTTGACTACACTGCTGCGGGAGGACCTGCGTTCTATAAAAATGGAGCTCCAGTCGCAGTCAACTTAACAATTGGACTAAAAGAGATTGAACTCTGGACACAAGACAACTATGACTTATAAGGTTTCAAATGGTTAAGAGATACTTCGAGAACTTTCCTGTAGTAACATATGCTAATACTCAGATAGTAGATATTACTAGACGTGTAAAAGTATTAGAGAACATCTCTACCAATCCATACGTATTCTATCCATATGAACTCGATGCTTCCGAAAGAGCAGATCAGTTTAGTAGCCGATACTATCAAGATTCTTTTAAGAGTTGGATAGTATACTTATCGAACAATATCACAGACCCATATTATGGTTGGTATATGCAGAACGAAGAGTTTAATTCGTTCTTAGTTACAAAGTATGGAAGTCTTGCAAACGCTTACAATAAGACTTCATTCTACCGTAACAACTGGTCAGACGTTCCAAATATAGCAGTTAATAATTTTGATGCTCTACCTACATCACTACAAAAATACTGGTTGCCAGTATATGGTTCTTCAGGAGTTGTTACTTCATATTCTAGAGTCGCACAGGACTGGACTATAAATACTAATAAAGTCGTATCCTTTCCAGTGTCAAACACTTCTTTTGCTATCGATGAGATATGTAATATAGTTTATAGCAATAACGTAACTGGTACAGGACAAGCAGTTCAAACTATTAACGGTAACACATTATATCTTCAACACGTGTCTGGAACGTTCTTAACCAGTCAAGATGGTAACTTTAGTTATACTGCTAGTAATACTGGTTATATATACGGTACACAGAGCGGCGTTAACACGGCATTTACTGGATCGACACTACAGGCAAATAACTTACTAGCTGAAGAAGAAGCGTATTGGGCACCTGTAACTTACTATGAGTATGAATCTGAAAAGAACGAGTTTAACAAGACTATCCGTGTACTAGACAACAGATTGTCTGGGACTGTAGCAAACAACCTAAGAGATCTGATGGCACAATAATGGCAATTGGTGATATTGATATTCAAAAATTTACTATTGGATCTATTAATGTTCTAGATCCTTCAGTACTATCTTTAATCGGATTTAATATATATGAAGATATATTAAATCCACTCGGACCTGTAGGCGAAGCTAGAGTCTACGACTATCAAGACACTCTTGGTAAAAACAATATATCTGGTAAAGAAGCAGTATCTATAACTTTCGGAATACCTTCTAGATCTGGTTCATCAACATTCAATTTTAAATTATTTCAAAATAAAAACTTAAGTGATCAGTCTGAAAACGAGTCTGGGTCTATGCACAGTAAGTACTACGATCTAAGATTTGTTTCACCTGAAATGTTAAACGCACAGGGCAATTACGTATCCAAGAGTTATAATGCTCTGACTTCTGATATGGTCAAGCAGATACTTAAAAATAATATGAAAACTACCGATGATATACATGTTGATACACCAACGAAAACACAGAGAACACTAGTATTTCATAACGAACATCCAGTTTCTGTCTTACGTAAACTGAATAATCTTCATGTGTCTTCTAAGAACGCGTCTTCTTGCTATACCGTGTATAAGACTATATCTGGTGGAAAAACAGTATATAAGATCAACGAGTTCGAAGAGTTATTCAAGCAGTCTCCTGTTGTTAATCTTAGGCAAACGACTACACTGGCGGTATCTTCTTCTGATTCAGATAAACAGAATTCTATTATGTGGTTCACTGGCGGTGACTCATTCCAAACACTAACCAGGGCAGCGAGCCAAGAGAATTTAGTTGGATATGACCATTCAACGGGTATAACATATAATAAAAGTTCAGCTGCACAGACACCAAAAGTGTTAGGTCAACCTGTATATAATAAACCGCCTATTACCACTTCGGGTGGTGTTCCTATGCATACTGCACACGATTCAATCAATACTNNTGCAAGAACTTATGTNGCAGAAGCTAAATCAGCCAGACTTGCTTTCCTATCGCACCTGTCTCAAAACTCGGCTGAACTAGAGGTTCCTGGGAATCCAGCTATAACTTTAGGAAGTGTAATCAATCTAAGCATTCCAAAGAAAGCTAACGAAGATAATGAGTCCGGTGAAACACAGTTGAACGGTAAGGGTCTTGTAGTATCGATAAGACATAAAATTAAACCACTCGGACAAACACCTAGATACACTATGATATTGAGAGTTGTCAAAGCCGGTTATGATCAACAGGGAGGTGGAAATGGCTAAGACTTACTTTGCAGAAGTCAGAGATATTATGGATCCTACAAAATCCGGTCGAGTTAAGGTTAGGATTTACGGATACAACGACAGCGAACAAGATATACCAGACTCTCACTTACCATGGGCACTGCCATTGCAACCTATTACATCTGCGGGTACGGGTAAAGTTGGAATAGTTCCGGTCGGCCTATTAAAAGGATCTAGAGTAGTAATAATGTTTATGGACAACGATACTTCACATCAATATCCAGTTATACTAGGTTCTTTCTCTAGAGTTGGTATATCTAATGAATAAAGGTATATAAAATGGTTAATACACCATCATCTTCAGGATCGCCAACTACACCTAATGCGCCGGGAGTTTTAAATAGAGTTCCTGCTAGCGCTTTTCCTAATATTAACGCATATTCGTTTGGTATAGATAGTTCGGGTATAAATCCTAAAACTGCTGAGCCAGATGTGGCACATTTTAATGTTGCTGCTGGAAATATGCCATTTAATACCAAAGAAGCAAAATATGCGGATCCTGCGCTAATAACAACACCCAACGACAAAGTAATTGAATCTGCAGTTAAAACAATAAAACAGAAGTTTGCGCCTAATGCAAATAAACCGACTACTGCAGCCGGCGATCTTTCTATAAAAAAACTACCAGATCTGATAGCACAAATTGACCCTAATGGTATTGCACAAGTCATGAAAAACATGATGAAGATGCTAAAAATGGTCAACATGACTGCAAGTTCTAATAGCCCAGTTGCATCTACATCTACTATTACAGATGCTTTTACTGGCGCATTAGAGATAATGGTCCATGATATTGGTTTTATAACTGTAGTGAACGCGTTCAATATTATATTGCTAAACGGCGGGATAAATCAGATAAGTTCTGCATATCAGTCGATCGTAGTAAACGCTTTTCTTAAACTACTAGAAGATGCCATTATATATGGAGAGTCTGGTATACCTATTCCAGTAGTTCCACCCATAGTATATGGAACTACTGTACCTTCTCCATTGGTTATATTGGTTCCAAACTTGTACGTTCAACAATTCTACGACTCTTCTTCTGATCCATATCCAGGATATATACAGTGGCTTGGACCAGAAGGTGACTCTGTATACACTCTAAGAACATCCCAACAGCCTCCGTATTCTTCAGCTCAGGATCAGATACTAGCACAAACACAGGCGGCAATAGCTACAAGTTTAGAAGCTGCTATCTTATCTAACACTCTCAGCATAACATTACTTAATACACTACTTACTACTGAGCAGGTAAACGCGCAGAACGCCAGTACTGATGCTGCTCTTGGTTCAGGTGCTAGCGCTAATCTGATGTCATTGCTTCCAGAGATACTAGGACAGCTCGGTACTGCAATTAATCTCGNTGAGAGTCTTCATCTTCCGAATTCTGTATTGAGTCAGGGTGGGATGTCAACTACTCTTCAGGGTTTTGCCAAGAATATGAGTATCATCAAGACCATGAAAAATCAATCAATGTCGGCGTTTCATCTGCCTAACATCGGTCTGCCATCGTTGTCCAGTATTACGTCTCTGACAAATGCATTGAGCTCTATTGGAGTATCGATACCATCGGCAGTAAATATTCTAGCTTCTTCTGGTATATCAATCAATAATATAACATCTGCTTCATCGCTTCTTTCTGCAATTAGTGGAGTAGCCACGGTTGCAGATGCTTTAAATAGTTCTGGGATATCAGTGTCTAGTTTAAATACTCAAATCAATACTTCTTCTGTTTCCGAAGCTACAGAAATACTAAATGCTCTCGCCAGTGCCGGTATTTCGAAATCTGATATTGCATCCATCGGTATCCTTCTAAAAAATATAAACGTGAGCTAATATGTCAAAACTTAAAGATACAAACAGTAAATTACCGGATCCAAGTTACTTAGCCGGAAGAAGTAAGCCAGATTATCCATTTGTATTCAAAGAACAAGATACTAATGGAAAGATTAGCGTGAAATATGTTAATCCTGCAGAACCATATACAGCGTTCCAGCTAGACATGGAACACTCCGGTGCATACAAGTCGTCTGAAATTAATCAAACTTACAGCGGTCTGACTACTGTTATGAGTCATGAAAATCGTGTTTATACTGTAGGTGGTGATTCTAAAAATACAGATGGTCACAAAGATGATAGTGTTGGCGCAACTAAAAATGAAACAGTTGCNGGTGACGTGGGACATCAAATTGGTGGTGATCATCATCATGGTGTAGCAGGTAATGTGGTCGGTGGTGGAGGTGGTGATAAAGTCGATCATACTGCAGCTGGTCACACGTATAATATCACGGGCGGCGACTCTATGCACTTCCATGATGGAAACGAACATAAATCAATCGGCGGAGACGAAGTAAAGTCTATTACAGGAAACATGCACACTACTATTTCTGAAGGAGATCATGGATTTCATGTTCAAACTGGTAGCATGGACATTCGAGTAGAAGCGGGTCAGTATCAACTATATTCTGGTAGCAACCTTGTAGTCAATACTGCAAGCAACATGACCATTACAAGTCCGATGCAGATCTCTATAACTTGTGGAAATTCTTCGATAGTCATGACACCATCGTCTATTACTATCAAAGCTACAGCAATTAACTTCGTAAAGGCGTAATATGGCAATAGCTCACAGAGATCACGACTCTAGAAGTTGTGGTGCAACAACCACTGTAGTCGGACAGAATTTTGTAAAAGTAGATGGGCAGCTATGGGCTGTCGCAGGTGATACAGAAACACACGGCGGCGGACAACTCAATAATACTCAGACTTATATTAAGATAAACGGTATATACGCGTGTCTAGTCGGTGACGGTGCATCAGCAGACAATCTGTGCATCCCGCTTGGTGGCCAACACTGTGCCCCACTTGCATCTTCGGGTGACTCACTTATCAACGTTAGCTAAATAGATAAAAGGTCAGAACATGTCAGTTAGAACAACAAGAGCAGATTCATTTACACAGACTCAGAAGACACAGATAACATTCTCTGACTTCTTGGATAACTTTGACATAACTCCAGCAGGCAACCAGTTGGCTAGAGTAACTAACGAGAACTCAGTAACACAGTCTATTAAAAATTTAATCAAGACTAACATCGGCGAGAGATTATTTCAACCTACCGTCGGATCTAACGTAAATCACTCGTTGTTTGAGTTGAATGATTCGATAACGTTAGATCAGATAGAAGTATACATCCAATCGACTATAAATCAGTTCGAGCCAAGAGCAAACCTTATAAGTATCGTTGCCAGTCAAGATCCTAGTAACGAGTATATCATAAACATAACTATAAATTACAGTCTCATAAATAACCCAGTACCTATAACATTCAATCTAATACTACAGAGAGTGCGATAATCAGATGGCAAATAATTCATTAGCTCTTACGTCACTTGACTTCGACACACTTAAGCAGAACTTCATTAACTATATGAGTACACAGTCTGCTCTACAGGACTACAATTTTCAGGGATCGAATATCAACGTTCTTCTTGACGTTATGTCGTATAATACATTTCAGAACGCGTTCTACCTTAACATGGTATTCTCTGAGATGTTCATGGACTCTGCACAGAATTATGACTCTGTAGTATCACATGCTAAAGAATTAAACTATCTTCCGCAGTCGGCTAAATCTGCTACCACTTTCGTATCGTTTCCACTTCAGACTACAGGTCTAAGTGGAACTCTAGTTATTCCGCAGGGAACAAGATTCTCTGGAACGAACTCTAATGGTTCATATATCTATACTACTTCTGCCACGACTGCATATTTTTCATCGACTGGGACTTATAATGTAGCTAATCTTCAAATCTTTGAAGGATCTTATTTTTCTGAAACTTTTGTTATTACTGCAAATCTTGTACAGAGCTTTGTCCTATCAAATAAAAATATAGATATATCAAGCATTAATATAGTCACAACAGAAAATGGAGCTAATACTCCATTTGTAGCAGCGACTACATTGTTTGGTTTAAATTCGCATTCTAATGTATTTTTCGTGCAAGCCGCGCAGAACAACAAATACGAGATAGTCTTTGGTGATAATCTGTTTGGTAGAATTCCGGCAGTTGGTGCTATTGTAAACGTTATGTATAGGATAACTTCCGGAAGTGATGGATCTGGAATTACTACATTCTATGCAGCTGACGATATCGGTGCACTCAATAATGCAACCGCTACAACACCTACAATAACAGTTCTTACTCCATCATATGGTGGTTCTAACCAAGAGTCTATCGAATCTGTAAGATTTAACGCACCGAGATACTTCGCTACGCAGCAACGCGCAGTGTCATCAGACGACTACAGATCATTAGTTCTTACAAATTTCAGTGGCGATGTAGCAGACGTTAGCGTTTATGGTGGAGAAACGCTAGTACCAAAACAGTATGGTCGTGTCGTACTCTCTGTTCTTCCGACTGGTGGATCTATCGCTTCTGACTACTTAAAAAATCAAATTTCTAACTTCTTATTAGACTACATCTCTATTCCAAACAGAGTTATAATTTCAGATCCTGACTACTTCTATACTTCTATTAATACGACCGTTACATATAATAAAAATATAACTAAGATTGTTCCTACCGTTCTTAGCTCTATGGTTGCTAATACTATAACTTCATATAGTTCAACATACTTGGGTGACTTTAATAGCAATCTAAGATATAGTAAATTAGTAGCAGCGATTGATGCTATAGATCCAAGTATCATAAGTAACGACACTGTTACAGGGATGATTAAAAGGATCTCTCCTGTATATAACATCTCAACGTCGTATACGATCAATTTTAACAATCCAATAAACTACGAAGCTGCATGGGCAACCATGTATCCGTTCTCTGATCAGCCTTCTATTATATCATCTAGTTTTACATACGTAGACTCATACGGTAAAGCTACCCCGAACGCGTACATTAGAGATAATAACAAAGGTATACTCGTTGTTTATGTGTATTTAAATAATATCTTTACGATATTAAATAGTAATATTGGCACTGTAAATTATACTACTGGTCAAGTACAGATAAATAGTTTAATGACATCTTTCTATAATAACTATATTTCTGTTTACGCCGTTCTTGAGAATACTGATATTATCGTAGGACAGAACCAAGTGTTAGAGATAGACATCAATGACGTCAATATAACGATAAATGTAAGCTAATTTCATGGAATTTTCAGTAGAAAAAACTATTTCTAACTTCGTACAGAAGCAGTTCCCTCAGTTCTACCAAGACGAGGGTCCAAATTTCATTTTATTCTTACAGGCATACTACGAGTGGATGGAGAGTAATACTCCACTTGTAGACTCTTCTAATAACGTTATTTTAAATACATCCAATTCCAACACTGCTCCTCCTATCTACGGTGCTCGTAATTTACTCGACTATCGCGATATTGATAATACGTTAGACGCTTTTCTCTCGCACTTTCAAACGAAATACCTATATGGTATACCGTTCAATGTTATTATTAATCAGAGATTCCTGTTAAAACATATCTTAGACGTCTATAGGTCAAAAGGATCTATCCAGTGCTATAGACTACTATTTAAACTTATATACGACCAAGACATCGAAGTATATCTTCCTGGTGTTGACTTACTACGCCCATCCGACGGTACGTGGGTTCAACAGAAGTACATTGAAGTATCAGATAACGGCAATCTTTCTGCTCTTACTAACAAAACTATCGTTGGTATTACATCTAATACATATGCAGTAGTAGAGAGCGTAGTATCTGAAAAAATCAATAAGAACATCGTTAATACTATATACATCTCTAATATAAAACCAGTTAACGCGTCTTTTCTTATAAACGAAAAAATCGTATCGACCAATCAGCTGGCTAACACGACAACTGCTGCGAACTCTATAGCCAACTCTCCGATAGTACTAGGTTCGCTAGACGGCGTTAAAATATTAAACGGTGGTCAGAATTTTAAGATCGGTGATACATTAAAAATCGTTCACAGAGATCCAACGAACAATCAAATTATTTCGTTTGGTACAGGTGGTTATCTGAAAGTCACCGGGTTGACAACTTCTAGTAACGGTCAGTTGAATATCAATATCATCGATGGTGGTTTTGGATATACTGCCGATGCTAATGCATTCATCTATAATGGGACAGGTGATACTACGGGCACCGGCGCGACATTTTCAGTCGGATCTATTAACTATACGGAAGTGGTATCATATAACACTGACGTTATTGCAGACTATCTTAATACTTCAATCCAAGCGGCGTCATATAATTTTCCATCGTATCCGGCTGCTAATCTATCTTTTGCTATAAACTCTGTGCTATCTTACTCGAACGACACGTTTGGTACTGTTTCTTCATTAAATAACGTAAAAACTGGATCTGGATACACTAATCAAGCGTACACGTTTGTTAGATCGACGCTCCTATCAAAATTACAGTCAGGCACGCTTTCATATTCGAGTACTTCTAATACGGTAACTGGAACGTCTACTACATTTACTACACTATTTTCCAACAACGATGTTATATTCCTGCAGGCGAACTCGTTTGCAAATACTTACGAGTATCAAATAATCAAAAATGTCGTTAGCGATACAGTGTTAACACTATACGGACCGCCGATGCGTACGGCTGCTTCTGGTACATACAGACTAGCGCCATCTGTTTTTCCATCAAATTTTGCAAAATACGAACCGATAATGTACAGAGCAGATAATACAACCGATGGCTTGAATGCAAATATACAAGCTTCGTCTGTTTCCGGTGGAAACACTATCAGCACAGCTATCGCACTGGACTCTGGAAAAGCATACGTTACTAACGAGACTATCACTGCATACCTGTATGGAAGTGTTAACTCGGTCATTATAACTGCAGCTGGTTTAAATTATTCAGTCAACGATGCTATTATATTTGCAAGTTCTGATACTACAGTAAATCCAGCTTCTGGATATGTGTCATCGGTCAATGCAACTACCGGTGCTATTACTTCTATAAACATCACGAATACAGGTTCCGGATATAATAACACACCAAACGTTAGAGTACAGACACAGACCGGTGTTCACGCGTTACTATCATGTACGCTTAGTGAATTTAAGCCAACAGTCCAAGTGCAAGGTCAGGTCATTAAAGCAGGCGAAGGTAGACAGCGCGGTTACTGGTCTACTACAAAGGGATTCTTAAATTCTGATAAATACATTCAAGATAGTTATTTCTATCAAGATTATTCTTATCAGATCAAAGTTGCGACCGCTTTAAGCAAGTACAAGAGTATCTTATATGATACCTTCCACCCAGCAGGTTCAGAGTTATTTGGTGAGTACTTATCACAGATTGATATAACTTATGATATAGAAAACTTATTATACGGTAGCACAAGTCAAGAAATATCGTTTATCACGGACGAGTTAGGTGATATTTTAGTTCTTGAAACCAATGAGCTGCCATCTAATTTTCCAGGGAATACACTGCTTCAAGGTGTTAACTCAATTCTTGCGCAAGAAAATACATTTTAAAGGTATATAAATGAGTACATTATCAAAAGCAATAATCGGAGAGTTGATTGTTAATATTTCAACCGGTAATTCGAATTATTACGCGTTTGCATCAAATCCTGTTCCTACTACCAGTACTGCAAATCAGTCTTATTCTGACTACGCTATTAATTTCATTAGTGACTGGGGAATGTTATTTGGTAAAAAGATAGCAAATACTGACCTTTCTTCTGTGATTACTAATATACCTTGGATACCGAATAGTGTATATGCATCGTATGATAATACTGTAGATATAATCAATTCTGCCAATCCGGCGTTTTATGTTGTAACATCTCCATTAGTCGGCGGTGGTTATAACATCTATAAGTGTATCGATAATGCAAATAATTCAAACTCTGTTTATATGCCGTCTTTAGTTCAGCAAAATTCATTTACAACACAAGATGGATACACTTGGAAATATATTACTACAATTAGCAGCGAGTCGTATTTAAAATTTGCAGCACAAGGATTTATTCCAATCTATCCAAATACTGCAATTTCTTCTACTGCATATAAAAACAGCGGAATAGAAAAAGTAGTTATAGTTTACGGTGGTAACGGTTATAGCGTTTCATATAATACTGGAATAATACAGAGTGTCGCAAATACTACACTAGTTCAAATTGCCAATAACGCAAACATTCTTGATACATATTCGCTCAGCTCAATATATATCAGTAATAACGTAAATACTTCAGAGTTAAAAAATATAACATCATACGTTTCGAATACGACTGGCAACTGGGTATACTTAGACACACCGTTGAATCCAAGTAACGTAACGACTAATTCGAAGTATATAATATCACCGCGTGTAGTGTTCACTTCTGATGCTGAAGGAACTCCTTATGCATATTCTGTAGTGAATACAGCATCTGGCAATGGGTCTGGCGCTATTTCTAGTATTGTAATGATAGACGAAGGCTATGGTATGACATGGGCTAATGTCAGTATCGTTACTAATCAAACGTCTATTACACCGGCAAATGTTTATGCGATCGTACCTCCTGCAGGTGGTCATGGTGCTGATCCAGAAATAGAACTGCTAGTTCGAGGTTTTTCTTTATCTTTTAGTTTTGCAAACAGTCAAAGTAATACTATCGTAACTTCTAATGCAAACTACAATGTGATCGGTATTCTTAAGAACCCATATGCCATCAACGCGACATCGTTTTCGAATTCGGGAATACTGTATACTGCTAATACGTTCAATCAGATACTTCAGGCTAATACTCTTACGACTGCAACTTTTACAGTAGGTGGTCAGGTCACTGGAACTACTAGCAACGCTCTCGGTACTGTTGTATTTTCGAACTCTTCAGTTGTATATCTGACTGGTGATAAATACTTTGCAAATGGTGAATATATTACTGATGGATCAAACACCACACAGATTAATATATTCAATAGGGCTGCTGTGTATACGAAAGCAATTAAACCGATCTATGCACAGAATATCAGCAACGTAACCAGATCGGATACTGAAACTGAATCATTTAAAATTATTATTCAGACATAATTAGGAAAAGAAATGCCATTAGAAACCGACTTAAACGTTTTTCCGTACTTTGACGACTTTAACGCTAACAATAACTATTATAGAGTATTGTTCAAGCCTTCTGTCCCAGTACAAGCCAGAGAATTAACACAATCTCAGACTATCTTACAGGATCAGATCGAAAAATTCGGTAACTGGGCATTTCAGAACGGTGACATCGTAACAGGTTGTAACATTATCGATATGCCGATCGTTCCTGCGGTATATCTAGCTGATACTTACACTAACGGCCTTTCTTATTCCATTTCTTCGTTTGTCAATACACAAGTCGTAAGCACACAAACTGGTCTCTCTGCACGTGTCATGGCTGCTAATTCCGGTCTCGCTGCAAATTATCCTAATACTGGTATAATATACCTATCTTATAATAATAACGGCGCTAACAGCACAGCAAATGGCATTTCAGCGTTTTCTAATACCGATACACTTAATTTTTATACTCTATCTCCATCTGGTCGTACGCTCGTAGGAACAGTCAACACATATTCCAATTCAACTGCAAATACGTTTACAACTATCAACGCCCATGGCATTCAAGTCGGTGGTGGTGTAGTATTCATTAATGGTAACTTCGTTAACGTATTAAATCCTACTTTTGGTCTTGTTAATAACTATGGCACATATGCAGGTAACAATGTCGTTGGGTTTACTCTACAAGAGACAATCATAAATTCTAATATAGATTCTACTCTTCTGGATAATGCCTTAGGATATTCTAACGAGAATGCACCGGGAGCAGACAGAATACAGCTTATTCCTACTTTGACTGTATTATCCGGCACTACTACATCTAATAATTTTAATCCTATAGCCTCGTATAACTATGGTACTCTTGTTTCTAAGTCGGTACAAGGTGATGTATATTCAGTTGTTAATCAAGCAATTGCCCAAAGAATTTATGATGAAGCAGGTAACTACGTAGTAAATCCTCCTACAGTAGACACGGTTACAGCGATAGCCGGCAATACTATAATCACTGGCTTATCTTCTAACAACATGCTAGCTAGATTAAATCCATTCTCTGGATACGCACAGGGTAGCTATGTCAATAGGATCGGAACATCATATTTAAACGTTCGCCGTGGTGTTGATACACTAACGAATCTTCAGCAGCAGATTTCTTTTAACTACGGTGGCTATCTCATCCTTAACGAAGTAGCAGGTTCTTTCGACTTTACTCATGCTTCTAACGTATATTTCTTTGCTAATACATATCAGTCTGTAACTAATCGTACGTACACAAGTACTTCCGTGCCAGCTACTCCTATCGGTAGCGCATATATGAGATGTTTCTCATATAATAACGGTACAGTAGGTTCTAATAATGCACAGTATCTACTGCATGTTTTTAATATTAGCATGAGCAACGGATACAATACTAGCCAGATTAAATCTGTATATGCTAATACTGGTACCAGTGGTCATATTGGCATCGGAGACGTTTTCTCTTCTGGTATAGTTGGTTCTTCATACGATGATCAAGTATATAGTTTTGGTACGTCTGGAATTCAGAACTTAAGTCCTGGGTTGGTCAATGCAACTGAATACGTATATCGTAACAAAACTACTTCTACTCTTAATACTAACGGAACTATCGTAGTTACGCTAGGTACCAGTTCTGGAACTTCACAGCCGGGCGGCACTGATATTCTTCCATACGGAGCCAATACTACACTATCAGATCTAGCAGCTCTCAGTATAAACGTCGCAGTAGTAGCAAACACACAAACTGCAAACATTGCCGGAACTATCGTAGTAGCAGCAGGAGCCAATACTGTCACAGGTACTGGTACGAACTTTGTAAATACTTTCTCTGTAGGAAGTCAAATATATACTGTCAATTCAACTGCACTTGTTGATCTTAGAACTGTAACATCAGTCGTGAATAGTACATATTTAACTGTAGACTCTGCGTTCGCTAACTCTTTGCCAGTCAACGCAGTTAGATATTTCCCTGCAGGTAAGATCTTAACGATCTCATCTACCGCATACGACACACCGAGTACTATACACACTACCAATACTACATCGTTCACTATCAGTACAGGGTTCACACCAACTGTAGCTAATACAGTCGAAGTAACTTATGACGTTCTAAGAACTGTTGCGTATCCTGCCAAGAAAGTTATTAACAAGAACCGCTATGTTGCAATTAATACTGCTAATAACGTCGGTGGACCAAACGGCCCTTGGTGTCTCGGATTCTCTGACATTCATCAAGTTACTGGAATATGGTCTTCTACAAACGGAACATATACTACTGCAGGTGCTAACGTATTAAGTCAGTACGTATTCGATACTGGTGGTAAAGACGCATATTATGATCTTGGATACTTGTATCCAACTTCTGGTGCGACTATTGCAAATAATATTTCTCTCCTAGTACAACTTGACTATTTCTCTGTTAATACTGCGCCTGGAACTGGATTCTTTACAGTCGAGTCATATCCAATCGACGACACTAACACTGCAAACACGAACGCTATCCAGACTCAGAACATTCCTGTATACGTCGATGCTGCAGGCAATCGTCTATACTTAAGAGACTACGTTGACTTCAGAACTCCTTCTGTAATAACTGCAGCGGACGCCGGTTATGGGGTAACTTCCGGTATAACAGTAAATCCTTCGAGTGTTATAACTCTTGCCGTATCAAATAACGTTAATATCCCATCATACGGACAGAATCTGCAGGCTAACTATACTTACTATCTCCCAAGAAAAGATCTAGTGATCATATCTCCAGATACAAATAACGGGACGTTAAAAGTTAAAGAAGGTATATCTTCTGCATCTCCACAGACTCCACTGTATCCAGATAACGCGATGGCTCTTGCCGTATTGAATATCCCTGCATATCCTTCTCTTACTACAGACCAGCTCGACGCTATATATTCAGTAAACAAGACATCCAAGAGTATTATACGCGATACTTCTTCTGCAGTGACAACAAATATTGTCACAAATCGCCGCTATTCTATGGCGGATATTGGTAAACTCGACACTAGAATCTCTGATCTTGAATACTATGCATCTCTATCTCTACTAGAGCAAAAAGCTGCTGCTATGACTGTTACAAACGCTAGTGGCTTAGACAGATTCAAGAATGGTATCTTTGTTGATCCATTTAATGATTTCTCATATTCTGACATTTCAAATCCAGAATTTAATATCGCTATCGATAGTGTTAGTGGTGTTGCACGTCCGAAGATTGCTCGCGAAGTAGTCAAGATCAATTTTAACTCTTCAACTTCGAGTGCTGTAAAGACTGGCCGACTTGTGACTCTACCATATTCACCTGTGCCATTTCTAGTTCAGCCATATGCTACTCAGTATAGATCTGCAGCGCTCGTCGCTTTCGCTTGGAATGGTACGTGTGTCTTAATGCCAGCGTATGACAACCATATCGACACTATAAACACCGGTTCAGTAAATATCACCGTTGATAACACTACTGCATGGTCGCAGTTCTCTAATAGTGCTTATGCATATATCTGGGGTGACTGGAGAACATCTACAAATGTAGTTTCTACTTCATCCAAAACTGTCGTAAATACACCCAATCCACCGACGGTTTATCAACAACCTAATCTTCAAAGCTACAACAACCCGANCAGTCCTACTTATGGCACTGGACCANACTAAATAACTAACAGTTAAAAATTTATAATAAATAATGGATAATATAACAGGAGATAAGTTTTGACAACGGCAACAACTACCACTACGACAAAGACTACTACGACTACAAAATCACAGAGTGGTACGAAGTTGACTGTTCAATCGCAGTCGAATACCATGTCTATTGGTAATCTTACTACCGGTGTCAATCTTAATCCTTATATCGCACCGAGAATTGTTTCTTTCTACGCGTATAACATGAGACCGAATACACTTCTTCATGTATTTTTCGATGGTGTAAATGTCGACGCGTATTGCTCTCCTGGACTAATGCCAACTCCATCGGCGGCAAATATATCTAATAACTCTACTATACCTGTTGGAACTGCAGTTTCACTGTATATCTCTGGCACGACAACTCCTGTAGATACTTCGACTTACACTTCTATTCCTATCAACGGATCCTGGGGCACTCCGATATATTCTGACGCGAATGGTCATGTTGCCGGTCAATTTAATATTCCCGCTGCAACCTTTAAAACTGGTGATAGAGTACTACAGATCTGTGACGTATCTAATCTCGCACAGGGTAACTCTGCTATTACTACTGTCTCTCACGCTACGTTTACTGCGTCTAATCTTACAGTTACTCAACAAGCAACGACACTCACTACTATAAATCCATTACTATCAATTGTTCCTATAACAAATACTGTAGTTTCTTCTTGCACGTCTATCTCTAATAGTACAGTAATTACTGGTCAACCACAGTATGTGCAGAATTATACAGTGCCGAACGGGCAACAAAATAGTCATGGCCCGGACCCTATTGCGCAATCATTAACTATTTCTACTCCAGATGGCGCTGCTGGTATATATGCTACTGGTATTGATCTATTCTTTGAACAGAAGTCACTTATCTCTTCTACTACAGACAACGGTGTTACAGTTTATATCTGTGAGATGAACAACGGTTATCCTGACACAACAACGATTCTACCATTCTCTACTACACATCTCTATCAGTCTCAAATCAACGCAAGTGCAGCAAACTCACAAGTTGCAACATCATTTGTTTTTGAGTCACCTGTATTTTTAAATAATAATACTGAATATGCTTTTATAGTAAAACCGGATAATTCTGATCCAGACTATCGTGTGTACACTGCAGCTCTCGGTAACATCGATCTTGCTACAGGCACACAAGTGTATAGTCAACCTGTAACTGGAACTGCTTTCTATGGCGCTACTACAGGCCAATGGACTGCACTTCAGACTGAGTATATAAAGTTTATACTATATGCTGCTCAATTCTCTACCGGTACTGCAGATGCATATTTTAATAATTCTAATACCGATTACATTAATATATATAACTTAAACTACGCGTGTACGTCTTACTCAGTAACTACCGGGGACTATATATATCAAGCTAACAGTAGTTCTCCTACTAATGCCCAAACGTCTGTATATGGAACTTTAAATTTCTATGATACAAATTATCAGAGATTTTATGTCGATAANTCTACAGGCAATTTTACGACATCTAACGGCGTCGTCCAGATACACCGTTTCGCGAATGCTTCTGCTGCATCTTCTCCTGGTCCAAACACTACTACATTAATCGGATATGCTAATACATCCCGTCTAGTAAATCTACTAACGGATGCTGTAGTTGGTCAGTTTGCAACTATAGTTCCTGTAGGAGCAGGATTGACTTTTGACTATAAAGGCGTAAGTAACACATATTCTCTAGATTCTAATTCTACTCCAATAACTTCAGGATACGAGACAGAATTTAATGATTATTCTCGACTGATAATGAGCAAGACATACGAGAACAATCTTATTTCTGGATCTAAGTCGATGACTATACACGCAGCACTATCGACTGACTCTCCATATATTTCACCTGCTATTGATATGGTTCGACACCAAGAATTAGTAATAAGTAATATTGTTGATCCTGTTGCTAATTATTATAATGAATACTATANTAATGGAAAATCGGCATCTAAGTATATTTCACAGGTAATAACTCTTGCTCCTGGACAGGACGCTGAAGATCTACAAGTAATATTGTCAGCATATAGACCAATTAATACAGACATTCAAGTCTATGTTAAATTTATAAACGGTGAAGACTACGACGCAATCAGTCAGAAAACTTGGACTCCTCTGTTTAATCAGACTCCAAACTTTTATAGTTCTCCTGGAAGTATATCGTTTAACGATTTTACTTTCTCCGTAGCTAATGCAATACCGTCATATTCTACTTCTATCGGAAATATAACAACTTCTGGCGCGACTGTTACAGGTCTAGCTAATAATTTCAGTAGCGTACTAGGAATCGGATGGTGGATTACTGTAGCAGCGAATACTACTACAAACGAAGTCCCGAGACAAGTTATCAGTATCAACTCTAATAACTCTCTAACGCTCTCTAACGCGTTTAGCACTAGTTACACAAACGTCCCTGCTATACTTGTTGCACCTCCTACGACTGCATACATCTCAGCTAATACACTACTACAAGTCCCTGGAACGGTAACAGTGTCGACAACCAATAATGCTATCATTGGTTCTGGTACGAGCTTTACTTCACCGAACTTAGGATTCATGCCTGGGTCTATTATAACTGTTGCCGGTGATCAACAGGTTGTTGTTTCTGTTGCTAATAACACGTACCTAACAGTCGGAACACCATGGCTAACGACTGCTTCTGGTGCAAGCGCTTACATTCAGACTAACTCTGGTCTAACTTATCAGAATTCTAAAAACAACTTATTTACAACATATCTATCGTTCCAGATTAAAGTAATACTCCAGTCAAACGATTCTTCAAATGTTCCGATCCTTGACAACCTTAGAGCGCTAGCGTTACAACTGTAATGGATAAATATATCAAAACGGATGTAGAAGGTCTAGTTAAAGATTATAAGTCTGGTGCTATACTAAACGTAGACTCCAATCGGCTGTCTGCATACAAGAAACAAAAAGAAATAGCTCAACGGAATATCGATTCACAAAAAAGGATCGATAAACTAGAGAATGACTTATCTGATATTAAGCAGATGTTGCAGCAACTACTAACGAGATAAATTAAATGGCAATTACAGTAGCAAATACGGCAAATACTAATGTGTTCTCTTATTGGTTAGCAAGAACTAACGAGCTAGCATATTCGATGAGTACATATGCAATTACTGTTGGGGCGAGTGGTGCTAATGCTAACTATACTGTGCCAACTGGTAACGCGCAGATATACGGTACATTTACTGCTAATGCCATCACGGTAGGCAACTCTACAGTCAATGTCTCTATAATCGGCAGTACTTCTACGATCACTGCTAACGCTTTCAACATAAACACACTACTAGTTGGCAACTCTACGACAAATGCAACTCTATCTTCTACATCGTTGAGTGTCTCAAATTCTACAGCCAATATAACAATTACAATTCCTACTGCGGTACAGATTGCAAACGGCCAGTACTATCTGAATGCTAATGGCTCGTACGCGTATGCATCTACTCCATACAGTCCGATCACAAACAGTCAGATTACAACGTCCGGTGTCTCACTACAGGTAGTCGACTCCTATCTTATGTCTACGTATAATGCCGCAGAATATCTAGTAAGTGTTAAAGATAATACGGCTAATAACTTCTATACGTCAAAGATCATAACTACGCACGATGGTAATGTAGGTTATTTAACAGAGTATGGAGTGTTTGTCACTAATACATCTATAGGAACATTTAGCGCGTCTTCTAATGCTACATCTGTAATATTAGGATTTACTCCAACGTCATCTAGCACACAAATCAAATTTACTAGGATAATTGCATAATGGGAACAAAAGTAGATCTTGTTATCGATCAAGGATCGACATTTACCACTACTATTAATCTTCTAGATAATAATGGTGATCCATTAAATTTGACTGGTTATACTGGTATATCGCATATTAAAAAAACATATACTTCTACAACTAACACAGCTTTTACAGTAGCAATTGCTAATGGCAGTGTTACATTATCATTATCTGCTGCACAAACTGCTAACATCGTTCAGGGCAGATACGTATATGACGTAAAGTTAACAGATAGTTCTAATAATGTTTCGCGAATTGCCGAGGGTATAGTAACGATAACTCCGGGTGTTTAAATGAGTGCAAACCTTACCCCTGGATCATTTAACCTTACTGTATCAAAGCCAAATGCAGTTAATATTACGGTATCACAGAATGCTGGGATAATCACGCCGATTACTACAGTTCCGCCTACTGTAACATACGATCAACTTAATACTTCACTTGAAAATATAATCGATGTTGTAATTACTAATCCATAAAATAACGATGTTCTAGCATATTCTAACGGCATATGGTTTAATAGCAGCAATGCTTCTGGAAGTGGCGCTGCTAACACTATGCAAATTGGGGTTACAATTGCTAATGGTACAAACTTTACCGCAAATACTATTACTTCTGCGTCAAAACCATTTTATTTTTTGGCAATAGGAGCTTAATATGAATATTACATATACAAGATCATACTCAAACGTTAAAGTGCACAATGTTAATGAATTAACCAATGTTGTTAATTCATTTTATTGTATTATTACTGGAACAGATTCGGATTCAGGCATTTCCACTCCTATCGGGGTTGACGTTATTCTTTCGGATTCTAATCCTGATCCAGCTACATTCGTTCGATTTCAAAATTTAACACCTGCAATTCTTGATGCATGGGTAGATAGTTATGTTGATGTTAACTATTACCAAAATTTAATTTCAGAAGGTATAAATAATATTGTCAATCCTCCATTTATGCCAATGGATTTACCATTTAGCCAATAAGGTTTAATTATGTCGACACTACAAGTAGCAAATCTATGGATGGAATCAACTGCCAATAATCGCATTCAAATGGGCGCAAGTAATAACTATGTATTTGTTGCAGGTGGCGCAAATACTATTGCAGTTAATAGTTCTGTTATAACTGTTAGTGGTTCTGTACAATCTACTAATAATTTAATAAATAGCCAAACTGCAAATTATACAGTATCAAATACAGATTCTGGTTCACTTATTCTTGGAACAAATGCAACTTCAATGACAATTACTATACCGAATACTGTTCCTGTTGGATTTAGGACGATTATAACTCGTATGGGTGTTGGTAACGTTGTTATTGGTAATGCTGCTGGTATCACTTTAGGTTCAAGAACAGGTGCTTATACTGTATTAACACAATACGGTACTGCTTCAGTGTTTATGGCTAATACTACTTTTGCTGTTGTTGAAGGAAATATTTAATGTCAACTGTTCAGATATTTCTCACTTCTGGTACTTCATGGACTGTTCCTTCTGATTGGAATAATTCTAATAACACGATCGAATGTATTGGTGGTGGGGGTGCTGGTGCTGCTGGCTATACTGATGCTGGCGGTGGTGGTGGTGGTGGTGCATATTCTAAAATTAGTAATCTAGCGCTCACTAGTGGCAGTAGCATCAATATTGTCATAGGTGCCAAAGGTACGGGCGTTAGCAATGCTAACGGGAATTCTGGTGGATTTACGGCGTTTAACGGCACAACTCTTTCTGGGGCATCTGTTTCTGCTGCTGGAGGTTCGGGTGGCGTAGGTGCCAGCAGCACCACGGCTGGTGGGGCAGGTGGCCCAACAACTGGTGTAGGAACAATAAAATACGCT